AGACCTTCTTTAATATCTTGATTTATAACTTCATATTTTCCTGGACCAACTACCTTGTTTATATCTGGAATAACAAAGTCAGCTTTTGTTGTATAATCAGAAACCAAAACTCTTCCGACAGATTCGTTTTGAAAAAGCTTTTGCATGGCTCTAACGTTATTCGGATTAATGCCGCCTTTATCTGGCTCTGCACCCATTGTTATCATAAGAATAACATTTTCAACTGTTCTCATGATAGCTTGATCCATTTTTTTCATCTCCATTTTTGCATTGATATCCTCAAGTACTGGATACCCAAATGGAATAGCAAACGGCTCGTAATCTTGCTTCTTATAGAAACTATAACAAATTCTATCGTTCTTTAAATTTATTTTTAAGCCATCTTTAAAATATCCACCTTTTTTAATTTGTTCTTGGACTTCGGGCTCTAAGGCATCAAAAACTGCTTGATCATAATCGTTTTTGGGATTTGCTAACCTTTCCATATCAAACTCAGAAAGTATTTTTGCATAAGCTCCATCCTTTGTGCTAAATACAGTGCTTCTTTTTGCTACTATTTCAAAAGGATTTAAGACGATATATTTGATAGGAAACTTATTTAAAGACGGCCCGTCTGATATGTTTTGAGAAAACTTTTTATAATCATCTAAAGTGAATTTGCCATCTATTCTATACAAAAATATATTACCGCTTCTATAGTATTCTCTGAAATATTGATCTTTCAAATCCCAAATTTTTATCCTATCTAATAGTTTTTCAAAAAAGCTTCTAGACGTAGCATTGCCTCCTTCAAGATAAATTTCTGCATTCGCAAACTCAGACATCATGTCTATAGTGTTTCTAAAAATTGGTACATTTGCATAGGCTTTTTGACAAAGCTCTATAGATTCTCTAACATTAATTCCATCAGAGGATACTTCATAAGGCAGTAATCCTGCCCTAATTTGACTAAATTTGTTTAATGGAGTTGTAACAGATGATCTGTTAATTCTCGCACTTGTGTTGTTTGCTGGAAGATTGCTTACAGAACCAGATCGACTATACGAAGCCGTAGAAACATGATAAGATTCTCCTGCTGTAGCTGGCTCTACATTTTCGTTGGCTTCAGAAAACTGAGGCTCTATTTTTTTAAATTTGTTCCAATAGTTAGATTTTTTATTATATTTTCTCTTAGCCATATCTTATTATAAAGTTAATTACACTTTTAAAAGTTACTTTTTAAACTTTTTTAAATAAACATTGGGGTAAAGCCAGCCTGAGATTCTTCTGGTAAATTCATCATATCATAATATATATTCATGCCCCAATTACCTAATATTAATGCAGAGTATGAATCTTTTCTTGCTTTATCTACACCTTTTTGCCTTTTTAAATTGGGTGGCAGATCAAAACTTTGAGTTCCTCCAGCTGAACTAGATACTTGTATAAGAGCGCATTCTGCTTTCGTTAAGTCAATCATATCTTTTTGATGCTCAATAAAATCAATCATTTTAGCTCCTACATTTTTTTCATCCTCATACTTTGAATATTTTAAATCCTTAATTGGTATTTTTTTAGCTTTTTGTATTAAATAGTTATCGTCCATTGCTGTGGCTGCAAAATATATTTTTTTTCTGTCAAAAGCGGTTTGTAACATTTCGTTTGCGTTTCTTATCCACACTGATAATGGTTTCCTTAAGTGACATATAACTTTACTTTGAACATTATATTTTCTTCTAGCTTCTTTTAAATCTTTATTGTAATCATGTGGATTATTAAAGTCTCCCTCAAACATTCCTATTTCTAGTTTATTTTTTTTGAATAAGTCGCTTTCATTGCAAGAGTTTATAAACTGCACGCCACCATTATAGTCTCCTACAATCATAATAATATTAAAGTGATCTAATATGTATTTAAAATAATTTATATGTTTTTTTAGATTTGTGCCAGGTAGCGCGTAACTGTGAACTAGCACACCCCTTTTTTGTTCTGGAATTAATTTTATTACTTGTATAGCAAAATCATCAGAAGCTTCGGATTCAGACCAAGAAGGGTCAAAAGCCATTATATACTCTGCATCTATATCTCCAGCTACTTCTACAGCGGGCGATTCACCATCTACTATTGTACAATCAGCCATTTTACTAATTTTAAAGTATCCTGCACTATCATCTGTAAACTGAGCATTGAACTCTCTATCAATTTGAGATTGACTCATTGTACCTTTAGCTTGGCTAATTAAATTTTCATCATATAGAGCTTTCGGGGCGCAATCGTAACTAAATTGCATTATGCATCTTCTACCTTGATTTTTTGCTCCAGGATTAAATATCATATTTTCGTATTGTTGATACATTTTGTAAAGATACTCAAACTTATAGGAAGCTGATGATAAACCAATCATCTTATTCGATGGCCACTCTTTTCTTTCATCCTCTGTCATTTTACCAGCTGCGATCATAGCGTCTTCAGCATCTTTAATTTTTTGCCTTTCTGTTGGGTTTTCTACAACGGCTAGAAACGGTACAATAACTTCGTTCAAAACTTTTTCTGGCATAAGCAGAAGCTCATCAATAATAATACGCTGGAAACGAAAACCACGAAGTTTTTCGCCATCACCCCGTGGTAAAGCGGTAATACGACTTTTGCCAATCTGCATCGACCATTCATCGTTTGATTTACTCACCTTGCCAATGCATTGGCGAAATAATTCAGATTTTTTATCTAATGATATTTCTTCAATCTTGCGAAAAATCATTTTAGATTGACGAAATGATTTAGATATAATTCCTATATGAACGCCTTGATTTAGCATAGCGTCTAATAAGGCAAAAATGCCAGTAGAAAATGATTTCGACATACCACGAGACCATATGCCTAGAAAATAATCATTTTCCATCATAGCCTTAACAGCCATGTGTTGAAATGGAAACAATTCAATTCCAGTAAGTAATTCAGTAGCAAAAGTTACATTTTCTTTTAAAAATTTATATAGCCAAATTTTAGCTTTTGTATCTTCAAGATAACCATCAAGCTTCATTACTTGTTCATTAATTGGCTCTCTCTTTAAAGGTTTTTGATTTCCTATCTCCCAACTCATTCGCCCTCCTTATCTAAAAAATATTGTACGTCAACATTCCATAATTTTTTACCCAGATACAAAAGTTTAGGAATTATTTTTTCACTGTGTTCCCTATTCTTCGTAAACACAAATTGGCAGTTGCCTGCAAACTCATGTTGTATAGATATTAAATTAGAAAAAACCCAATTTAATTTAGGAGCCCTTCTGCCTTTTTGAAACATTGATTCTTTTTCTATAGACTTAATAGATTTTTCAACAACTATATACATATAGCTATCAAGCTCTACGCATCTTTGCATTTCTCTTCTAAATCTATCAGATTGACTACCAAAAGTTGATAAAAAATCTCCAGAACTTTTTCTATCTACAAAGGTATTAGAAAAATCATCTCCGCCCAAGGTGTAATCTCCAAAATCTAATTTTAAAATTTTAGATTTAGAAAAGTTTAATGGTTGTTGTTCTCTGGTATCAACCAAAACCTCAACATCAAAATCTTTATTAAAATCTTTAGGCATGCCTTTGTAAAAAATAGGTTTTACCTGCATTTTATCACAAGCGTTCGTATAGGTGCCAAAATGTTTTTTATAAGTATCTAAATCTGGAAGTTGACGTTTTAATAGCTCTAAATAAAACGGAGCATTTTTATAATTTTTTCTTTCTATTCTTTTTTTTGCTAACTTTATTATATAGTCTTTTACTTCTTCATTTGGTGAAGTTTCGCACCAGTCTACGAGTTGCGAACGATTGATAAAATCATTTTCAAAATATTCTTTTTTATTCTTGAATGGCAGGGGATTTCCATTTAATTTATTATATCTTGGATAATATTTTACATAGTAATCTGCCACATACATTTTATGTGCTTTTAAATGAGCATGAAGACTTTTTTCTGTTTCGAATTCTGCTCCACATACTTTACATTTATAAGACATCTTCAATACCAATACCTAAAACGCGAGCTTTCCAAGCAGACATGCCTTCAAGCTTTTCGGCTTCTTGCTTTACTATTTGTTTTTGCATTTCAGCAATGCGAACCATATTCTTTCTTTCTTCCTCTTCTTGAAATAGTTGAACTATAGAAAGAAAAGACGCCGTTTCTTTTTGTTTGTTTGCTAAACGTTGGCCTCGATCACCCTGCAGCTTTTTAGTTAAGTTTTCTATACGACTTTCGCACTGATGATATTCAGAACTTTTTGCTTTTATAATTTCTGCTAAACGGACTGTCATCTCATCTTGGTCGTCCGCACTTTCAAACATGTCATTGAGTTTTTGTAAATGTCCAGTAATTAACTCTAAATTAATTATTTCTTTAGCAACATTCATGTATAAGTTAAGCTCATCTGCGGTAAGATCTGGCTTATCCCAAGTAAGTCGAATAAATTCTTGTTCAAATAGTTCCTTGTCTCTCGGACTTGTGTAGTTATTAACGATAGCTACAAATCTAGAATTATTTAAATTTATTTTTAATTTATCGCAACAATGTCTTTGATTGCGAGACATTCTACTCTCTTCTAATCCATAACCAGTTGAGTCATTAATTTTTTTTATAATTCTGGATAAAGCTTGAGGTGCAATATAATTGTAAGTAGAATCTTGCTGGCCATCTTTTGATTCTTCTTCTTTCTGACTAAGTATAGCGTTTACGGCCCTCCACTCATTACTCAATCTCTTTACTCTTTTATTAAATAATATATCTGCTATTTCAGAGGTGTTCATACCTCTTTCTGCCATATCTATAACTTGCTCAGTTTGATCAACATTTAAATTAACCTCTTTTGCTTTTTCGTGTTTTGTGGTTTGGATTTTTAATCCATTTTCGGCTAAAAATTTAATTACTGATCTTCCTTCTTTAGATCTGCCATCTAATTCATTATCATCAAATACAATTCTAGTAATATTTATTATACTGGGATCTTTTTTAAATTCTTCTAAAATTTTTTGTTTTTTAGCTTCAGTTAATTCTACCATAGTATATCCTTATCTTTTAATATTTCTTTAGCTTTTTCTTGAAAAATTTTTTTTAAATTTTTGATTTGTTTGTATCCTGCCGATCTTTTTCTTTCACTTGTTTTAAAACCTAAATATTTTGCAACTTCCTCTTCAGTACAGTTTTGTATAAATAACATATTAAAAGCTTTGAAATGTCTTGGACTTAAATGAGGTTTAATTGCTATCGATAGTTTTTTAGTAGCAGATTCTATATCTAAAAAATTATCTTTTTTTTCTTGTATCTCATATATGTGATTTTCCATGGTAACAGCTAATTTTATATTATAAGCTGATTTTTTCTTAAGCTCCCAATCTTTATACTCTAGACAAGAATTATCTTGTACCCCGCTAGAGTTTTTGGAACATGAATCTCCTCCATCATTAAATTTGCATCTTAAACACGGTCTTGCATAGTTTCCATAGTGATTTCTTAAAAGATTTTTAAATTGATTAGAAACTACTCTACTTAACCAGGGTTCTATTGGTTTTGTTTGGTCCCACAAAGCCCACTTTTTGTGTATGTGCGCCATTATAATTTGCTTTATGTCGTCATAATCTACATAAGCAACAGCGTCAAGATCCCACTTTGATCTTTTTCTTTCTAATGCTATTTCTATTTGTGGTAACTTATCCTCAAAAGAATACATTATTATAGTTCATTAATGTTTTTTACGTTTCTTTTTCTGATTTGAGGAGCGCTTTTTCCAAAAATAGATCCCAAGGTTTGTTGAGTGCTAGCGCCAAAATCTTCCAATTCATATTCCAACTTTGTTAATTTAGGCGCATCTTCACAATCTGTATATCCTTCTTTGTCTACTGAAACTTTTTTTTGTGTAGTTTCTTTAGCTTTGATACTTGATTTTGTATTCAAACTCGCGTTAATTTGTGTTCCACAAACTGGGCAGAAGTTTGGTGGATTGAACTTATATTCTAATTTGTGCCCACAGCTAAAACAAAACTTAGTCATAATTTATATTAAATTAAAAAATTATTTTTTAAATATTTCTATCTATTTTATACACTATATATTTTAATATTTCGCTTCTCTTAATATCCTCAGTTCCGAATTTTGTGCAATAAATACCTTTTTTCTCAGATTCTTCATCTTTAAATATATTATATATATTATGAAATCCACTGTTTTTAATATCGCTTTGCATCATATCTCCACAAACAATCATCTTACAATTTTCTCCTATTCTGGTTAAAACTGTCACTAATTCATTATGTGCAAAATTTTGAGCTTCGTCTACTATAACTATACTGTTATCCCAACTAGACCCTCTAACAAAGTTTACTGGCATGCATTCAAATTGTTTTTTCTCTCGCAAAAGCTTTATGTCAGATATCTCTAACATTTCTTCTAGCTTGTCGTAAAATGGAGATGCAAATACCCCAAACTTTTCATCTATAGAGCCAGGTAAAGATCCCAAACTTCTTTGAGAGCTTTCTGCTATACTTCTTATATATAAAATATTTTTTTCAAAATCAGAATCTATCATTGCTTGCAAAGCACAATAGACAGCCATGTAAGTTTTTGCAGTTCCAGCGGGACCCGCTAAAAACATTAGTTTGGTTTCTTCTTTTAAAGTTAGTTTTAAAAAATCTATTTGATTTTGTGAGAATTTAAATTTTCTTTTTTTAAATTTAACTTTGGGAAACAATTGTTTAAATTCTAAATTATTTGTCATTATGATATGACTTTTACTCCCCAAGCATGAATTCTTGGTCGAACAGTATCAAATCCATTATATATATAAAGAGC